TTTTTTTTTTTTTTTTTTTTTTTTTTTTATATTTTATAATAAATTTATTTTTTTTTTATTTTTTTTTTTTTTTTTTTTTTTTTTTTTTTTGGAAATCGTGGAGCGTAGCGGAACATTGGCCGTCAGGCCAATCATAGTAATCAGAATTGTTACAACAATCAGTCACCACCATGTAATTTTCGATATTCATTAATCGAATTCATGATGAATGATCTTCTACTTAATTCAGACATAATTGATTCAAGAAATTCCACTTTGTCATTCTGACTGGAAAGTTCCAGAGTCAATTCGATGACGTCTGGATTCGTATTGACCAATCTTTCAATTTCTGATTTCAGAATGTTCTTCTTTCTTCCTGTTTCAGAATTTCCCCATGCAGGAAGTTTCCATCCCCGATCAATATCTTCCTTTGTGTTGTTTCCGGCATAAAACCTTTCGGCTTCCATTTTCAACTTCTCTAATTTGATTTGGAGAAGACGCATTTCTTTTCGCTCAATGTGATACTGGCGATTATATTTGAAATGCAGCAAGGATTGATCGGTCGCACATTGAACGAATCTTGTCTCGTCAATAACGCAATCCTTTTGCCAATTCTCTTCAATTTCTTCCATAGTCATCGTCAAGGTGTTTTTCATCTTATGCCCATTTTACAAGGATAAATACCCGATACTTATCATTATCGGAAGCGTTGTTATGACCGTCAAATTCATTTCCAAAAACAACATTCATGGTCGAGTAGAAGCACCAGAAAATGTTCTGATGGAAATTCGAGACAAGTTTACTTTTGAAGTTCCCGGTGCCAGATTCCAACCCAAATATAAAATGGGAATGTGGGATGGCAAAATCAGAATCTTCAATCTCAGAGACCGATTACTATATCGCGGACTTGAACAGGAACTCAAGACTTTTTGCCAAGATCGTGATCTGGAATTCGAAACTGATTTAATTCCGCAAGATCAAGTCACCAGAGAAGACATCGATGCTTTTGTCGAAACTCTCAACATTCCAGACAAATTCGAGAGACGCGATTATCAGTTGAATGCCATGAAGGATGCGATCAACAACAATGGTCGTGCCTTGTTCCTCTCAGCTACTTCAAGTGGTAAGTCGTTTCTGATTTACATTCTCATGAGATGGTATGCCAAGAAGACATTGATCTTGGTTCCAACCGTTACACTCGTTCACCAAATGACTGATGATTTTGTGGACTATGGATACGATTCGGAGAAAATCCACAAGATCATGGCCGGAACAGAAAAATGGACTGATTGTCCGGTAACCATTTCAACTTGGCAATCCGCTGTTGATCAGGGGCAGGAATGGTTTGATCAGTTTGACGTTGTGATAGGTGACGAGGCCCATAAATTTGCCTCCAAATCGCTGATTTCGATCATGGACAGGCTAGTGAACTGTTCTGTTCGACTAGGCTTCACGGGCTCTCTAAACGGCAGCAAATGCCATGTCATGGTGTTGAGCGGTCAATTCGGCCCGATAATGGAAGTTATCTCAACCAGAGAACTTATCGACAAGGGTTATGCTTCGAATATGAACATCAATGTGGTGCTCTTGAAGCATCCAGAAAATGTTTGTCGAGCAAAGAAAATGGATTATGCCGAAGAAGTCAGCTACCTTCTAGGTCTGGACTCCAGAAACAAATTCATTTGCAAGTTGACGTCTAAATTGGAAGGCAACACCCTCATTCTGTTTTTCAAAATCGATCATGGCAAGCTTCTTTATGAAATGCTCAAGGCCAAGTTTCCAAATCGTAAGGTGATTTTGATTTACGGAAAAACCAAAGGCAGCGAACGAAACGAAGCAAGAGCAACCGTGGAAGACGAAGAAGATGCGATCATCGTTGCTTCATACGGAACCTTCTCTACAGGTATCAACATCAAGAGACTGCATAACCTGATTTTTGCTTTGGCATGGAAGAGTCAGATCACCACTTTACAATCAATCGGTCGTGGATTGAGAAAAGGTGCTGGTAAAGAAATCTGCAATGTGTTCGATCTGACAGACGATATCTCTTGGAAGAAAAAACGAAACCACACATTGAACCATGCCAATGAACGGATCAGAATATATAACGAGCAACAGCTTGATTATGAAATATCCAAAATCACGTTAAAGTATTAGACGTTCTGAGACTTTCTATCTGGAATGTCTGATATTCGAAGGTCGCCGTACATGTACGATACTCGATATCATCGTCGGTATATTCCATTGTAATTTCAGACAGTGAAGTTGGAAAGGCATCGATGAATGTCACTTTCACATTCGGAAGGTGCTTGCCGTCCAAAATAATCAACTCAGCATCCGAGAAAATTCCGTAACCCTTTTGCTTCTTTGATATGTCTCGATACTGTTCTGTAGTTTCAGGAAATCCCAAACCACTCAACCAATAAAACAACTCGATGTAGTTTTTCATGTTTTCATCGACCTTGAAGGTAACGGAAAACGGATCGAATGCGATGTGATCGCCGGGAAGCGGGATGTTCACATTTGGGTTTGGGTATGATGCGGATGGTAATGAAATGGCTGGCAACAATGTGCTTTGCACGAAAAAGCTTGTGTAAGGCAACTTCACAATCGAGAATTGGAAAGTTGTTTGTCCTAAGAAATCCGTGCTTGATGGTATGCGATTAACAGTCATTTATGTTTCCGTTGTAAATCACATTTATAGTGACATTCGATTTTGTTTGGATTAGTGTGTCGAATATTTATGAAAGGAGTAATGATTACATTGTTAGCTGCCAAAAAGAAACCCCGCTCAAAGGGGAAATATTACGTCGATAACAAGAAGTTCTATCAGGCATTGATAGACTACAAGAAAGTAGTCGAGGGATCGAAAGAAAGACCTGTTATTCCAGATTATGTTGGTGATTGTATTCGTTTGATCTGTTTGAAGTTGTCGGTTCGCCGTAATTTCGGTGCTTATAGCTTCAGGGAAGAGATGGTCGGTGAGGCCATGTTGAAATGTTTCGAGGCAATAAACAACTTCGATCCAAACAAGACAAACAATCCGTTTGGTTATTTCACTCAGATTGCTTGGAATGAATTCATTCGGCAGATTCAAAAAGAGGATCAACAGCATTACACGCTACATGCGAATCTTGAGAACATGCTTCTTTTATCGGATGAAATTTATGCCGAAATGAAGGGTGATGATAGTTCCAAGGACGACGGCATTCGCAGACATTATGAAGTAATCAAGAAATTTGAAGACAAGATTGAACAAAAGAAATTGAAGCAAAAACAGAAAGCAAAGAAATGATGAATCTAGAACCTTTCATCAATAAGGATTTGTTCTGGTATCTCGCTACACCATACACAAAGTACAAGTACGGTCATGAAGTGGCATTCAAACATGCTGCTCAAGTGACTGGCAAGTTGTTGATGTATGGCCTTAAGAAAGTGTTTTCACCGATTGTTCACTGTCATCCCGTTGCATACGAATCATTCATCAACCCGACAAACAATGCGATTTGGCTGGACGAAGAAGGTTTGCTTTGTACTATGATGAATGTTTGTGACGGTCTCTTGGTCGTACCAATGCCGGGTTATGCTGAAAGTTTTGGTATCAATTTTGAAATCGAAAGATTCACCAGTCAATATAAACCAGTTTATATGCTGCCAAGCGATGTTTTGCCTACGGAGTTATTAGAGAATGACCAAAGTTAGAGAAGAAGTTTTACCGCCGATTATCGTTGATATCGTCAAGACTGTTCTAGATGATAAAAACCCTATGCATGTGCGAGAAAATGCTTGTGGTCGTCTGGAACAGATCGCAGTTGATTGTGATAAGGTCGCGAAGCATTTTCGAGCACAGCAATTAAATCGCAATGTACGAAATGGAAAACGAAGATAATGATCCTTTCAAAGGAACAAGAGAACGCTCTAAACGACATTCGTGGCTGGTTCAATGATCCAGCAAAACAACAAGTCTATAGATTGTTCGGCGCTGCTGGAACCGGTAAGACCTCGTTGGCGGTGTTCATTGCCAACGAACTTGGCATCAGCGTAGCGTTTGCTACCTTCACCGGTAAAGCCGCATTGGTTATGCAAAAGAAGGGTTGTTGGAATGCTTCGACAATCCATTCTCTGATTTATGTCGTGGTTGGTGAAGAGAAGGATGGGACGCCGATATTTGACTTGAATCCTGCAAGTCCAATCTATTCCAAAGACCTCATCATTATCGATGAGTGCTCGATGGTAGATGAGAAACTTGGTAAGGATTTATTGTCTTTCGAAAAGCCTATTCTGGTTTTGGGTGATCCAGAACAGTTGCCGCCTGTTAAGGGTGCGGGGTTCTTCACAAACCATGAACCAGATTTCGTCCTGAGAGAAATTCACCGACAAGCTTTGGACAATCCTATCATTCGTTTGTCGCGCGACGTTCGGAATGGAATTCGTCTCAAGAAAGGCAACTACGACGGCAAGGTTGAAATTCTCGATAAGAGAGATTTTGACGTCGAAGATATGCTTGAACGAATGATGAAAAGCGATCAGTTGATTGTTGGCATGAACAAGACTCGACATGTCTGCAATGAACTTGTTCGAGAGAAACTTGGTCGTGAAGATTGGAAGCCTGTTGTCGGTGATCGTTTGGTTTGTCTCCGAAACAACCGCCTAAAGAAACTTTTGAATGGTGGTTTGTGGAGTGTTGATACGGTGAAAAACATCAATGAATACGGCGTTTCGTTGATGCTCAAGTCTGAGGACTTCGAGCATAACGTGTATGCTTCCGTTTATTCTCATCCGTTGTTCTTCGAAGGCAAGGACGACAAGATGGAATGGAAATTTAAGAAGCGGTTTGATGAATTCAATTATGGTTATGCCTTAACGACGCATAAGTGCCAAGGCTCTCAATGGAAAGACGTAACTCTGTTTGATGAAAGCCATGTCTTCCGAGAGGATGCTACAAAGTGGCTTTATACAGGCATTACACGCGCCGAAGAAAAATTGACAATCTTTTTGTGAGGTTGAATGAAGCTTTGTTTGATTACTGACACTCATTTCGGCGTTCGCGGCGATTCTCCGATCTTCTTAGAATATTTCACCAGATTTTATCGAGAACATTTCTTTCCGTATCTGAAAGAGAATAAAATCGATACGGTCGTGCATCTTGGTGATTTGGTTGATCGGAGAAAATATCTCACTTACACCACAGCCAATGTGATGCGGAAGGAATATATCGAACCCTCACAACAAATGGGTTTGAAAACTTCCATCATCATTGGCAACCATGATACCTTCTACAAGGATACAAACGAAGTGAATGCACTTCGCGAAGTTGTTATGGGTCGTGAAGGTTTCACAATCTATTCAAATCCAGAGTATGTTGAGTTTGATGGTTTAAAGGCTCTGATGCTGCCTTGGATTTGTGAAGCCAACCAAGAGAGAAGTTTGAAGATGATTTCGAGCGGAAGTGCTCCGATCATATTCTCTCATCTTGAATTGGCTGGTTTCGAAATGTCAAAAGGCCAACTAATGGAACATGGAATGGATGCGTCCATGTTCAAGAAATACAAGGCCGTTTACTCAGGTCATTATCATCACAAGAGTTCGAAAGGAAACATTCATTATCTTGGTGCTCCGTATGAAATGACTTGGGTTGATTATCAAGACCAGAAAGGTTTTCACATTCTGGATACCGACACCTTGCATTTGGATTTCATCCCAAATCCTTTGATCATGCATGAGAAAATTCATTACAACGGAGAGAAGGTCAACAAGGTTGAGGGGAAGATCGTTAAAGTAATCGTCCATGATCGCGCTGATACCAAGAAATTCGATGCTTTTGTAAAGAGCATTGGCGATGCGGAAGTGAAGGTTATTGACGAACATCTTAACTTCGATCCGATTGATATCAAGGAACAATTGATCAAACAGACAACCGAAGTTGGCGATACCATGAACATTTTATCTGATTATGTTGGCAAACTTGATTTGAATGTGGATAAGAAGAGATTGAATAATTTGCTGAAAGAGTTGTATGCCGAAGCTCAATTGGAGACTTAATGCTTCTGAAATTTAAGAAAGCCCGTTGGAAAAACCTGTTATCTTACGGAAATTATTGGACTGAAATCGATTTAAGTTCCCACAAAACGACATTGATTGTTGGTAAGAATGGCGACGGTAAGTCCACATTCATAGATGCTCTTTCGTTTGTGTTGTTCAACAAACCATATCGCAGCATTAAAAAAGGACAACTTGTCAATTCCATCCTCAACAAAGGAACACTGGTCGAGGTGAAATTTGAAAGAGGCGAACACGAATATATGGTTCGCCGTGGCATCAAGCCGAATGTCTTTGAAATCTATAAGAACGGTGAGTTGGTTAAACAAGACTCCGATTCCAAAGATTACCAAGAATATCTGGAACGTGTTCTTGGTTTGACTCCCAAATCTTTCCCGCATGTCATCGTCCTTGGATCAGCGAATTATGTTCCGTTCATGCGTCTTTTTGCATCGGATCGACGCAATGTGATTGAAGATTTGCTTGATATCCAAGTGTTCTCGAAAATGAATGTTCTCTTGAAAGACCGCATTAAGGTCTGGAAAGTAAAGTATAACGAAGCCGTTGATGTCCTTCAAAATACTCGCGATCAACTCAGCATGATCGAAGAACATAATGAAAAGATCAGAGAGAACAACAATGCTGTGATTGACGAAAAAGAGAATGAGATTGAACAATACTCGGAAGAGTCGTTGACAATCCTGAAAGATATTAAGAAGCTGAAAAAGAAGTTGTCGGCTTTGGTTGTTGAAGATGCTCCCGATTACATGTCGGAAATTCGAGAGTATGAAAGAGAACAAGCTTCCATACGAAAAGAAATCTCCATGAAGAAAAGGACACTTTCTTTTCTGGATGAGAATGACACATGCCCGACATGCAAACAAACGATTGATAAGCATTTCAAGGGTGTTGAGTTTGAGTGTGGCGAAAAAGAAATTGGTGAATTGTCGACTAGGGTGACTTATCTCGATGAACAAATCGCAAAACTTCAAGAGAAATTGGATGCTCATGAAGAGGTTGAGAAAGAAGTCAAACAGTTTGAAAAGGAAATCGGAAAGAAGCAAAATGCAGTTGAGACAAACAAGAGATTGATTACAAGCCTCTTGAAAGATATCGAAGCCTTGAAGATCAAGGAAGATGAAATTTCGACCAAGGAAATTGAGGACAGAGAGACACAACAAGCCAAGATTGTTGATGAGTTGTTGGAAGAGAAGGAAATTTATGATGTTGCTTCCACACTTCTAAAAGACGATGGCGTCAAGGCTGTTATCATTCAGAACTATGTTCCAGTGATAAACGAGTTGATCAACAAATTCCTGTCTCAAATGGATTTGTTTGTGGACTTCCATATCAACGAAGAGTTTCAGGAAGTTATTCGGTCGCGCTATCGCGATGCTTATAGCTATGAATCATTCTCAGAAGGTGAGAAACAAAGGATCGATCTGGCGGTGTTGTTCACATGGCGAGCCATTGCTCATATGAGAAACACGGCTTCTACAAACCTTTTGGTATTCGATGAAATCCTTGACTCGTCGTTGGACGACAACGGAATTGATGAATTCATTTCGATCATTAAGAACCTTGCCGACAACGAGAATGTGTTTGTTATCTCGCATAGAGGGACTTCGATTGCTGATAAATTCGACAGAACACTTCTGTTCAAGAAAGAACAAAACTTCTCTAAGATGATGGAACACGAAAATGCTTAAACTTGTCAGAGGCTTTAAACCTGTCCTAGAAACACCAACACAAGAATTCGATTTTCAAAATCCGCCGTTTGACCCGATTGAGTTTTCCAAAGAACTTGGACAAATGATGCTGGATAGTGGCGGTGTTGGTATCAGTGCTTGTCAAGTTGACGTTCCTTATGCAATTTTTGCACTCCGATCAGTGCCAATGATCGTTTGTTTCAATCCAAAAATTGTTGATTATTCTGGCAATATGACTTCTTTGGATGAAGGTTGTTTGTCGTTTCCCGGCATTTATTTGCCTATCAAGAGATATGATCGCATTCGATTGAGATATCGAGAACCGAATGGCGAAATGCAGTTGAAAACATTCGAAGGTTATACGGCTCATGTCATCCAGCATGAAGTCGATCACTTGAATGGAGTTCTGTTCTTTAGAAGGGCGGGACATTATCACAGAGACCGTGCAACAAAACGGTGGAGAAGAATAGTTAAAAATGCAGATTTTGATTAGTATCATTTACGGTTATCTGTTTTCACACTTGATAATCGGTTTGTCGTTGTTGTTTTTGGTTCTGTATTTCGAACCGATCATCATGAATGGTGAGTTAAAGACCAAAACTGATTTGTTTTGGTTTTGTGTTGTCATTGTTGTCTTGTGGCCGGGATTGGTTTTTTCGGTGTTCTATGATTATTACAAAGGAAAAAGATGATTCCTTATCCGGGTGGTTCCCGTTCAATGGCTTTGAAGCCATTATTCAAGTATACGGGCGGCAAGGGTAAGCTGATTAAACATTACCAGCCATACATGCCTTCTACAATTTCAACTTATGTCGAACCGTTTCTAGGCGGTGGAAGCATGTTTCTTCATGTCATGTCGAGATACAATCCCAAGCGGATTATTCTTGGTGACGCCAACACTGAGATTATGAACCTCTACAGTGTTGTGAAGGAAGATATTGTTTCTTTGGTCGAAGAACTGAAACAAATCGAAGCCTCTTATTCTGTCCTTTCTGGATATGATGAAAGGAAAGAATTTTATCTGGATATCAGGGAAAAATATGCCTTTGGCGATATTGAGAGTAGCGCCAAACAAGCGGCGTATCTCTACTTTCTGTTATCAACCTGTTTCAATGGTCAATATGTCGTAACTACAAATGGACGTTTCTACACGTCTCCCGGTGAGTTGCTTGTCAAAAATCCATTGAAGATCAATCAAATCCTTGGTTGGAACAAGATATTGCAGAAAGCTACCCTTCATTGTGGAGATTGGCGAGTAACTTTGTTGATGGCCGAACCAATGCCAGAAAACAGTTTCGTGTTTCTCGATCCGCCATACAGAGAGTCCAATCTTCACGACAACCAATACATGAATGACTTTTTCAGTGATGATGGCAAACAAGTGAGCGTTCTGGATTATACCAGAAGTTTTCCATCAACTTCTACGATTTTCCTATGCAACATGGAAAGAGACGAAGTAGGTTATTTTGATGACTTGGGTGGAGGTCTCGAAACCGTAAAGATTAAACGGAAGATTACCACTTATTCTTTCGGTGATGCGGATCATTTCATCAATGAAATATTGGTCCACAACAATACTGGCGAAGCCAATGCACGATTGGATGCATTTTTTGGAGATAACTTATGAGTGATCAAGAATATCACGGTTCGTTTAAAAATTGGGATGATGTGACGAGTCATTTTGAAATGTCTATGTCAGAACCAACTCTTGTTTGGGCTGATTATGATCTAGGCGGTTACGATGGGTCCGCTTTGATTGTGTATATGAATGAAGGAAAATGGTATCAAGTAAATGCTTCTCATTGTTCTTGTTATGGATTGGAAGATCAATTTCAACCAGAAGAGTTTGATCCAGACCTTCACTTAGCTGCTCTCAACGAAGGTAAGAGAATTGTTGGATATCATCCTGACAACGAAATTGAAAACGTCGATGAGTGGTTGAAGCGCATGTTAAAGCGCCCGAGCGCCTAAATATTTGAAATATTGATGGGAGATACATTTGGATCGCGAAGAAATTGAACACATTGTTAAATTGGTTGCCGAAGGTCTTAGTTATCGACAAATTTCAGAACAACTTGGTTTAAGTGTTGATCAAGTAAAGCGACGTTTTTACGCGGCTGGTAGCAATAAGAAAACGTCAACAGTTGCATATCAGCTAGGTGGTGACGCCAAGGATCGCAAGATTCTTATGCAGGCGGATGAAATTGCCCGCCTCAAGAAAGAAATTAAAGATCAGCATCGAGAAAACATCGACGCAGAACGTATCAACGATATTCTCGGAACGGTTAGCAATGCTGTCATTGAACCTCCGACATGGATGATTTCAACTCCAAAGAAAGACAAAGATCAAGAAGTTTTGATGACTTCTTGGGCTGACTGGCACGCTGGCGAAGTAGTGTCCAAGACGGAGTTGAACGGAATCAACGAATATAATTTGAAGGTCATGGAGAGACGTGTTCGACGTCTCGTTGAAAAGACCATTAGCATTGCCAAGAATCATGGCCCCGGCAGATATCCCGGCGCTGTGATCAATCTCGTCGGTGATATGGTTTCTGGCGGATTGCATGAAGAACATCGCAAGACAGATGAAGCCCCGCCACTGCAATGTGCTCTGAGAACCGTTGAACTGCTTTCATGGGGCTTAAGACAAATGGCTGATGTATTCGGCCAGATTTATGTTCCTTGTGTTTGTGGTAATCACGGCAGAATGACTGCCAAGCCTGAATTCAAGCAATATGCTCAGAAGAATTGGGATTATCTGATTTATAAGATGCTGGAAAGAGAGTTCCAGAACGACAAGCGGATTGTCATTGATGTGCGCGAATCGAATGAAGTTTTCTATCGAGTGCATAATGTAAATTACATGCTTGCTCATGGTGACATGCTTGGCACCAAGGGCGGCGATGGAATTATCGGAAGTATCGGACCAATTTCTCGCGGTGAAATCAAGACTAGGGGCCGTATGGCTTCATCTGGAATGCCTTACGATATCTTGCTTATTGGCCACTGGCACCAGCCTCTTTGGCTTCCTAGAGTGATTGTTGCCAATACCTTGAAAGGGTATTGTGAATATTCGAAGAACGCTCTAGGTGCGATTCCAACACAACCATCTCAACCTCTTTGGTTCCACCATCCAAAATATGGAATCACTTCTCGTTGGGAGATTATGGTTGACGAACCGATTGCAAAAGGCGATCCACAATGGTTGTCTGTGTTCGATCCAATGAAAGTTGCATGATGTCAAATACTGTTATGGATGCAGTGAAGGCATTCCTTGAGACACAAGAAATAATCGAAACACCAGAAGAGGCGAGATTGTTATTGGCTTTCGATGAATATGAAGGCGGTAAGTTTATCACTGGAAAAGATGGTTGCGATTGTAAAGACGATTGTGATGAATGCTGGACTAGAGAACAAAAAATCGATTGGTTGACAAAGCTGGCAAACAAGTAATGGAATCATTTTGTAATGATAAGGCTTTCCTTTATCGTGGTGATAACAGGGAAGTTCTGAAAGATATTGCCGACAACACATTCGATTCTATCGTAACTGATCCTCCATATGCCTTAAATTTCATGGGTAAGTCATGGGATACCGGAGCGATTGTAAATGACATTTCGTTCTGGAAAGAATGTTTGCGTGTCTTGAAACCCGGTGGACACTTGGTTTCTTTCGGTGCAACCAGAACTAATCACAGAATGGTTTGTGCTATCGAAGATGCAGGATTTGAAATTCGTGATTCCTTGATGTGGATTTATGGTTCTGGTTTTCCTAAGTCGCATGATATTAGCAAGGCGATTGATAAAGCGGCTGGTGTTGAAAGAAAAGTAATAGGAAAGAGTTTAAGACATGTTAGTGGCAAACCAGAACAAAGAACAGTTGGTTTGTCGGGGACTAAAACTTTCTCTGAATCTATTGGTATGGGTTCTTATATAACCGCGCCAGCAACCGAAGCTGCTAGTGAATGGGGAGGTTGGGGAACAGCACTCAAACCAGCATTTGAACCAATCGTCCTTGCGCGCAAACCTTTGAGTGAAAACACGGTCGCTGCAAACGTTCTTCTTTGGAGAACGGGTGCTCTGAATATCGATGCTTGCCGGATTGGCTACGAAAACGACGCATCCAATCCGGCAACGAACCCACTCTATCGCGTCCAAAATGGCTATGCGACGAAGGTCGGAAGCGATAGCTGTGGAACCAATATTTCCATCAAGCCAAACGGCGGAAACATTATCGCGAACCCTCAAGGCCGCTGGCCTGCCAACGTGGTTCATGATGGTTCTGATGAAGTAATCGAACATTTTCCGAATACGACATCGGGGGTGCTAAAAGCCGGAACAATTCGCAATTCTGAAAATAAAATCTATGGGAAAGGAATGTCTGCTGCTGGAAAAGCCGCAACTACTTATGACACTGGAGGCGATTCCGGTTCTGCTGCTAGGTTTTTCTATTCACCAAAAGCCAATAAGAAAGATCGTGCAGGAAGCAAGCATCCGACTGTCAAACCAATTGGTTTGATGGAATGGTTGGTGAAACTGGTTACGCCACCAAACGGACATGTACTCGATCCATTCGCCGGTTCTGGATCGACCGGGGAAGCTGCAATAAATGCTGATTTTTCTATCTCTCTGATTGAGAGAGAACTAGAATATCAAGAAGATATTGTGAGACGATTGAACAACACATGGATAATGTTTTACAATTTGATGGAGAATAATTTTGACGTTAGGTGATTGGTCGGTTGGCAGAAGCATTGCGCCACCAGACGACGGTAAACCAGATGAAGTAGTAGAAAAAATTGTTGCTGATAACATCAAAACAAATCTGAATAGAAATAAACCCGGTCCGAAGGTTAGATTCAAGGATGGTGTCAAAGAAGTAGTTGTTCGTCTGACCCCTGATATGTTGGAAAGAATCAAGAATTCTGTTGATATGGGTAAATTCAAGAGTCGAAGTGATGTGATTCGTGAAGCCTTGATCCAGTTTTATTTTCCAAAAGAAAACACCAATATGATTTCTGCCAAACCACTTACCGCTGTGGTGAATATTCCTCAATTCAGTCAAGTCAAAGAAGAAGTTCGTATTGGTAAATTGTCATTCGACATTACCCATCAACCGGGTTTCTTTCGTCGCAAAATGTTGAAGTGGTTTTTTGGAGTGACCGTTAGTGACTGATATTCCTTACAAGTACAGAGAAGATAAACTCATTCAAGAAATCAAGGATTATGTCGATGCGACATATCACATGCATTATGTCGGTGAAGACAACATCCAATCAATGGATTTGATTCTAGCAACAGGACATGCAACCGGATTCAATATAGGAAGCATTTTCAAGTATGCCGGTCGTTTCGGTAAGAAAGAAGGATACAATCGCAAAGACCTCTTGAAAATTATTCATTACGCAATGTTTGAACTTTACAATCAGGATAAGAAAAATGCTGTATCGACCGAAGCCACCAACGATTGATGCTTATCAATTTCGTGTAGATTGGGAAG